GGCGTATAAGTAGTCGAAATATTATTTGGAACGGCTATATAAACTCTCTTTTTATTAAGATTTTTTTGGACATTATTGCCAGGAAGATTTTGTCCATAATATGCAGCAGTTTTATCGTTATACGCAATTGCATAACGTTGCATACACAAATAGTCAATGCCCTCTGTTGGAGATTCGACATCATCCGCTCCAGCAAGACTTGGTACTGGAAATTTTATGGGATACCTTAGAATTTTCTGTCCAGTTGTGGAAGCTGCCAAAACAACACCTAAATACTATGTGACCTCTATGTATTTATGAGATATCAAGGCAAGTACAAACCTTCCTTTCCAAGGAAGTATAAAGGCGACCCGAGTAATGTCATTTATAGGTCATCTTGGGAATATAAATTCATGAAATGGTGTGATATTACTCCCACTGTTGAAGAGTGGGGTAGTGAAGAAATTGTAATTCCATATATTTCTCCTGTTGATGGTAAACGGCATAGATATTTTCCAGATTTTTATGTAAAAATTGGAAATAGAAAATATCTGGTTGAGGTTAAACCATTCAAGCAAACACAAGAACCAAAAACACAGAAAAGAAATACAAAAAGATATATTAATGAAGTCGTTACATGGAGCGTCAATCAAGCAAAGTGGAAAGCAGCAACTGAATTCTGCAAAGACCATAATTGGGAATTTATGTTAATCACAGAAAAGGAACTTAAAGTCTAATGTCAATTCCAAATTCAGAAGGAGCACAATACAATTCTTTGCAGGATTTTATAGCATTCTCAAAGCAAAAGAATAATGCGCCTTCATTTACAAACCTTTTCTCGGTACATTTTAGTGCTCCTCCCATGATGGGTCCCCTCAGAGGGACAAAATATAACCCACAGACAGGTGATTTAAGGAATCTGTTAAATTATTACGCTGACAGCGTTAATCTTCCCAGTAAACAGGTAACTACGGGAAATTATAACCAACTTGGTTCTGCTATCAGGTATGCAACTGGTTCTACCTTCAGTCAAATTAGCATAAATTTTAGAGTTTCTCGTTCTGCAGAAACTAGAGCGTTTTTTGAAAAATGGGTTGCTCTGATGTCAAATGATTCTAGTCAATATACAGACTACTACGAACAATATGTTTGTCCAACACTTAGAATCTATAAGTGGGAACGTGGTGGTGGTGAATTAGCAATTTCTCAAAGAAACATGTTGAGAGCAATCAGGGAATCAGAACTTACTAGGTACAGTGCAATGACTCCAAAATTAGACCAGTTAACTGGAGTCTATGAAATGCGAAATGTGTTCCCCTATAATATTGGTTCTGTTCAACTGGATAACTCACAAAATAAATTGATGACGTTATCAATTCAATTTTATTATGAAAGGTACAGATTCTATCAATCTGCAGAATTCTCTTCAGCAAGACTTTCTCCAATTTCTACATTAGCCGCACCACAAGATAACGAGACAAATCCTGGAACAGATCCAGTTCAGTCCCAGAACGTCAAACCAAGTGCAACTACTCCTACTACTAGAAACCCAAGAGGACTTCTTGACCAGAGACAAAGAATCGGACCTGGAAATTGATTCTATAAATACAATTACTGAGTTGAATTTTTATGGCATTACCTAAGTTAAATGTACCTAAGTACAAAACAAATCTACCTTCTACTGGAAAGGTAGTTAACTACAGACCATTCTTGGTAAAAGAAGAAAAACTTCTTCTTATCGCAACTGAAACTGGAAATCAAGCTGATTTGGTTCGTGCAATTAAAGAAATTCTTTCAAATTGTACAGACCTTAAAGATGTTAATTCGTTATCAACGTTTGACCTTGAATTTTTGTTTTTGAAAATTCGTACTAAGTCTGTTGGTGAGAATGTTGAGGTGACTGTTACTTGTCCAGATGATAATGAAACTGAGGTTGCCGTTAGCATTCCATTGGATGAGATTAATGTAGTTAAAGATAAAAAGCACAAAACTGAGTTAAAACTTAGTGATGAAATTATTATTACGATGGGATATCCTTCTGTTGAAACCTTCGTTACCATGAATTTTGACACTGAGCAATCTCAAGTTGACCAGTTATTTGAAATGGCAGCATCATGTATTGAAACAATTGCTGATGCTAATCAGGTATATGAGTGTAAGGATTCTACAAAACAAGAACTGTTGGAATTCTTTGACCAACTGAGCACAAAACAGTTTGTCATGATTCAAGAGTTTTTTGAGACTATGCCCAAGTTGTCTCATAAAGTTAAGGTTACTAACCCCAATACTGGTGTTGAGAGTGAGATTGTTCTTGAGGGTCTTGCGAGTTTTTTCGCATAGCACTCCTTCACACCAATCTTCGTTCGTATTATGAAGGTAACTTTGCTCTAATGCATCACCATAAGTGGAATCCTGAATATGTTGATAACTTGATGCCTTGGGAAAAAGAAATCTATGTGAATTTATTAATTAAATTCCTTAGAGAAGAAGAAAAACGAATGAAGGAGCAACAAGCAGCAAGTGGCTAAAATTACTGCATATAAATTTGTAAACCCTGGACTGAGCGCAAAGTCAAGTCCTGCGGTAAAAGCAGCTAATCAGACTACACTTGCTGTAAACAGACTTGGGGTTACAGTAGAGAGTATTGCAAAAACTATCTCTGACCTTGGCACAGTATCTGCACTTAAAGGTAAGTTAGAACTAAAACAAGAAATTTTTGATAGAAGACAGAAAAGATTAGAAAAGGATGCTGAGGCAGAAAATCAGAAGGAGAGTGTAGATAAAAAACAGGTAAAAAAAGACGAAAAAAGTATTCTAAAATACGGCAAAAAAGTAGGAAAAGGATTCTTCGGTATATTAGAAGACCTATTATCACCTCTTGTCAGTATTTTAGGCAGTTTTGGTGCATTTGCAATAACCTCTAATGTTTTAGAGTATTTTGCTGATGAGGAAAACCGAGAAAAAATTGTAACATTTTTAGAAAAGACTGAATTTGTTTTTAACAAATTATCAGAACTTGCTGGAAACATAACTGAAACATTCCAAAAAGGTATTGATTTCGTTTTTGGAAAAGAGACTACATTAGAACAACGTCTTAATGCCCTTGGCAGAATTGCCATGGCAATCGGCGGTATTGCAGGAATGATTACTGCCGCTGGCGGTATCCGTGACCTTCTAGATGCTGGTGATTCATTAACAGATGTACCTGATAGCAGCAGAACTCGCGGTGGAGACGGTCCTGATGGTAAACCTCGTAAACCACCTAGACCTACTCGAACAAATCCTTCTGGTATTGACGCAGAGTTGGAAGGTCCAAGAGGTAGACTATCTGCATCTGATGTTAAGCAACTTTATGGTGATGCTGCTGAGAAAGCATACAAGAAAGTATTAGCAGAACGTGGAGAAGATGCCGCCCGAGTATTTTTAGGCGAACTTCAAAATAGTGGTGGTAGTGTAACAAAAGCACAACAAAAATTTAATAGGTATGTTAAAAAGGGAAAATTCCCTAAGATTGAACCTCCTAGACCAGGACTTTTACAGAGAGGTTTAAACCTCCTTGGCGGTGTTAGAGATAGTGCAGTAAAACAAGGAACTAGATTTAGGAACTTTGCGGTCGATCAAGGTGGAAGACTTATTAAGAGTCTACAGGGTCTTCCTGGATGGGCAGTAGAGCAGTACAATAATATGTCTGCTGCAGCAAGGAAAAAGTGGGAAGATGTTGTAAAGGTAGGACAAAAAATTAAAAACAGAGGCACGGCGATTGCTTCTGCCGCAGGAGATAAGTTTAAAGCAGCAGGAAACTGGATTGCTGATGGTGGCAAAAAGTTTCTTGACAGTGCATCAACTGGAGCTAAAAACTTCTTTATGGAGAAAATTGTTGCTCCATTAAAACCAATTATTGACCCTGTTGCAAAGAAGGCATCGCAAATCGGACAGGCGCTGTATGAAGCATTAATGAAGATTCCTGGTGCTGAGAAAATTTTAGGAGTATTGAAAAAAGCAGGCATCAATGGCATGGGTGATATTGCCACTGCAGGCGGTAAATTGGGTAAAAGAGCAGCAGCAGTTCTCCCTGTTATTGGTGGTATTGTAAACCTTTTGTTTGCTTATGATAGAGCAGCAAATGGCGACTCTATTGGTGCATTAATTGAAGGTACATCGGGTATCTTGGATATTGCTGGTCTTGCTACAGCAGGTGCTGGTAGTGTTGCTTCCATGCTCCTTGATGGATACATGTTTGCTCGTGATTTTATTCCCCAGTTACAGCAAGGTGAAGAAGCAATAGTCGATGCTGTTGGTGCGAGAGGATTAAAAACTCAAATTGATGGAATCTTGTCTAAACTACCCAATCTTGGTGAAATTGTTGGGAAAATTATGTCACTTTTTGGAGGAGGAAACTATTCATCTGATGAAAGTAATGCTCCAAAGGATGCACATGCTCCCGAAAAAGCAGCAGGTGGTGTTGTTCCTGTCAGTCATGCTGATACGGGTAGTGGATATACAGTACAGGGTGTAAGAGACTCCTATGGAAGACCTGCAGTGTTTTCTAGGGGTGGTGCAACTGCCTTTGGTAAAATGATACAAGATTCTAATGGTATCGTCAAAGGTTCCGATATTGCTAGTAGTAAAAGAAGTGTTTCTAAGAACGCAGCAGTTGGTGGAGTTCCTAATTCTAATCACTTATATGGAAATGCTTTAGACATTCATGGTGGTTCTCAGACTTGGATGAGGAGTCATGGAAGAAAGTATGGATGGGTTGTTCAAGATTATTCTGGTTCTCATGGAGGTCACTTTAACTATCATGGACCTGGGTCTCCCCTTCCTGCCGATAACGCTGGTGGTGGTAGACGTAGTGGCGGAGGAGGAGGTGGCGGAGGTTCTGCTTCCGTTAGTTCCCCATTTGATCCAAAAGCATTTATTGCATTCTTCAAAATGATAGGTGTCAAAGACCCTGTTAAGAGTGATAAAAAGGATGATGAAACTGGCAAAGGTAATCCACCAATCAAGTCTGTTCCTGTTAATACAGAATTAATGACTGGTAATATATCTGAACAACAGGCAATAGCACAAGCAATGAAGATGGTTCCTATCCCTGTCGTTGTTACAAGTTTAGTTGGTATGCCTACACCAGTCCAGATAAATAAATCTAGTGGTAATGTACCTGGCGCACCTTCAAGCTTAAGTAAGAGAATGTCATAATGGCAGCAACTGTATCTAAAAGCAGCAAAATTAATTTTTATAAATTTGTGCAGGTAAAGGACCCAGGTTCTGCTGGTGCAAAAAAACCTGGTGCCGCTCAAGAAGGCAAGATAGCACTTGCGCTTAATTCTAACACAAGAGCAGTAAATAATCTAGGGGCAACTGTCAATTCGTTGGCGAAGGTATTGACAGACCTCAAAAAAGTCGCTATAATTGACCTTGAGAGGGAACAAAAGAGACAGAGCTCTTTTACAGCTAAGTTTGCAAAAGAAAAAGAAAAACGTTCTAAACCTTTAGTTGGTGGAATCCTTGGTGCTGGAAAAGTGAAGGGATTTTTAGAATCCATGTTAGGGGCTCTATCGGGATTATTTAAGTATTTTGTTGGAACTAAAGTACTTGAATGGTTAGCTGACCCTAATAATAAAAAGATGATTGAAGATGGCCTTGATGTCATCGGAAAAATTGGTAAGTTTATTTGGGATTGGGCTAAGTTTGGTGTTACTAGTACTATTGATGGTCTTTATGACTTATTCCGTGATGATACTACCTGGTGGGAAAAAACAATTGGATTAGGTAAAGCCATTGTAGGTATTGGTTCTGCCATTCTTTTGATTCGTTATCTTAGTAATCCTACAAAGATTATTACTGATATCACCAGAGGTGTTGGTGCATTAATTAAATTTGTTACTGGTAGAGGCGCTGGAGGTGGAAGGCGTCCAAGAACACGAGGAGGTGGAGCACTAAGAACTCTTCTTGGAGTTGGAGCAACTGCAGCTGCTGGTTATGGAGTTTATCAGTCTTTCCAAGAGCCTGAGTATGCTCAAGGTGGAAAAGTAAAGAAAAAAGCAGCTGGTGGCGGATGGATTAACGGTCCTATGTCTGGTTATCCAGTGTCTCTGGATGGTGGAAGAAGCACTGCTTTTATTGGTCATGGTAGAGAATATGTTGCACAAAAAGCAGGTGGTGGAGCATTCGTAGTTCCATTTAATACTCCTGCTACTCAAAGAATGTCTGGTCTTACTGGACAAAGAATTGCTGAAGCAAAGAAGGGAGGATATAAATTACCTGGATTCTCTGGTGGTGGTGCATATCTAAATGAAGTAAAATCTAGGGATGGAACTTCTGGTTCTAATGATGCTAAGAAGATTTTCTTACATTGGAGTGCTGGAGGACTTAATAATACCTCTGTCTATCAAGGAAAATACGGATATCATTCATACTTAACAACTAATGGATTAGTTAACAAATCAAAGTATGGTTCTAGTTGGCCAGCACACACCTGGAATCGAAATGGTCCCTATGCTGCAGCACTCGGTATTGCAGGTGGTGCTAATAATACTGAATATGGAACTAACTGGGGAGCAAATGCTCCTAAAATGTCTCAGTATCAAAGAATGGCAAAAGAAGCAGCTGCTCTTGCCGCAAACTGGGGATGGAAAGAATCTGATATTAATGACAAACGAGTTAGAACACACTATGAAGAATATAGAGATTATCCAAATTGGTATCACAGAGATGAACCTAGTCACTATCGTTGGGATTTAAGAAAACTGATGCCAGGGGACTCTTTGGGGAGTGGTCCTGATAAAATCCGCAGAATGATTAAGGCGGAATATAGAAAATTTAAAGGAGGTAAATCCAGTCAAAATACTCATGATGATAGTACTTTTCCCATGGGTGGATGGGGTCGTGCCTTAGCAGGCGCAGCTGATGCTCTCACTGGAAACAGATGGGATTTTGATAAAAAGAACGGATCCTCTCCTCAACCTTCTGGTGGTAATGATGGCGGTGGTGGTAATGATGGCGGTGGCGGTGGTGGTAATGCAACATATGCACCATTACCCCTGAATATGACCAAAAAGCAAGCTTTTGCTACCATTTATGAGCTTGCTAAAAAACATGGTTCCCCATTCCCTGAGTTGACTGCTGCTCAGGCAATGTTTGAATCTGGATATCTAACTTCTGCACTTGCAAGAATGGATAACAATCCATTCGGACAAACTGGTACTGGTAGTGCTGGTAGTATTAGAGATGGTCAGAGAACTTGGGCAAGATATAATAGTTTAGATGATGCTGTAAAACAGCACGTTATTTATTGGGATAAGGATTATAAAGGAAACAAAGGATTTGGTTCTTATCCAACTCCAATGGCAGGATTGAGAGCACTTCTTCCAACGTATGCTCCTGAAAGTGATGGCAACAATCATAGAAACTATATGACTGGTGTTGCTTCAATTCTGGCTACTATGGGATTTGACCCCAATAAAAAGAATCCTCTTGCTGATTTAAGTTCTGCCAAGTTAGTTCAGCAAAGGGGAGCATTAGGAGGTGGTTCTATTGATGTTCCTGGTAGTGCTGCTCAGACTGGTAGTGGAAGAACATCAACTGATTCTAGTGGTTCTCAACAAATGGATAGAGAAGAATTAAAACTTCAAAATTTATCCAACCTCTTAGGAATGCACTCCACTAGAGGTATGACTGGGGAGTTTTATACACCCCCAGGTGTAGGTATTAGTCCTGGGGAGTCTCTAGACGCAAATTTAAATCAGGCAACACAAGATAGAATGACTGCACAAAATGAAATGGTGAACGGCACTACTCAAACTATGCAACAAATTGTTTCTGCGGTAACTACTAATAATAGTAATGTTGGTGCTGCAGTACAACAAGCGACCGAACAAGTTTCTATCATGTCTAGAGGTGGTGGTGAAGAAGCACCAACCATTGTCGGCGCTGGTGTGGATTTGATTAAATCCACTGCTTCATTACTTAATTCCTTTAACAATCCACTCAAAGGCATCTTAAAATGACATTAAAAAGAACTGAAACTGGAGAAGTCGGCGTTCGCATTACCATATTTCGCAATGGTCAAGCCGTTACTAACCCTGAGGGTGCTTCTGATTTGTATGAATTTGTCAGAGGTATTGAAATTTTTGAAGGGATAAATTCTGCTACGCTTGAAGCAAGAATTATATTCCAAGATAATGCTGGATTGATTGGTTCATTTACTGGGTCTGAATTATTTAA